CCGGCGCCAAGGCGGGCTCCATGTTCGGCCCCTGGGGAGCGGCCGCCGGCGGTGTGGCCGGTGGTCTCCTCGGCGGCTACGTGGGCGCCAAGGCGGGCTCCATGTTCGGCCCCTGGGGAGCGGCCGCCGGCGGTGTGGCCGGTGGTCTCCTCGGCGGCTACGTGGGCGACGAGCTGGGGGCTCTGCTGGGCAAGCACGTCTTCAACACCAACCGCGATCTCCATGCCGAAATGTCACAAGCCCCGACGATGGCCACTGGCGGAATGGACCCCGCCGCGTTGCAGGCTGCGATGATCGCCGCTAGAGCCCAGGCTCAGGAAATAAAGGTGACCGTCGACGTGCAAAACGGAAACATCGTGGCAGCCGTCAACCAGGCAAACGCCCAGCAGGCGAGGAGGCACTAATGAGCTGGAAAGACAACTTGCTGGACGCCTCGTTCAAAGGCGTGAAATTCGATTGCGTGCGGACTCGGGAGGTCGACGAGCGTGACGTCGCGGAATACCTGTATCCCTATCTGGACGGCGGGGACACCGACGATCTCGGCCGAGGCATCCGCCGCTTCGATATCACAGCAGTCTTCTGGGGGGATGACTACGAGACCCGCCTGCAGGCGTTTCTGGCCAAGCTGGAAGAGCCCGGGCCGGGTGAGCTAATCCATCCGATCTACGGCTCCATCAAGTACGCCCAGCTCAAAGGCAAGGCCGTCGACCATGATGCCGATGACCCCGATTACGCCACGCTGCGTATGACGTTCCTGGAGCACAAACCGGGCAATCCCTTCTTTGTGCGCGAACTGCCGGCCCAAAAAGCAGACGCTGCCAGCCAGTATGCGGATCTCGCTACCGAACTGGGCACCAGCCAATTCGCTAGCTATCTCAGCACGTTGAAGGCAAAGCCAGGCGTCTTGAGCCGACTCAACGCGATGCGCGACGTCATGGCCGGCACGCTCAGCAGTATCCGTGGGGTGGTCGATTCATGGGTAAGCGCGGGCATGGACCTGGTCGAATTCCCGCGCGCCTTTGTGGCTGACCTGTCATCGGGGGTCTCTGGCATGCTGGACCTGCGGGCGCTGGATAGCGACGGCTTGATGCCGAACTGGCGCGGCCTGGCGGTCGATGCGGGTAGCGTCATCCGTTTGCCCAAGGGCGTCTCGTCGGGCAACTTGCCTGACCGCTTCGTGGCCACCAAAGGCTCGGCGGGCGCTGTGCCCATGGAACCGGCCGACATGGTGGCCATCGAGGCCGTGACCCAGGTGGCGGTGGCGGCCTCGGTGGCTGAAAAGGGAGCGAACGTACTCGCCGGGCAAGCTGAGAATCCCACTCTGGCACCGGCTGAAGTCGAGCAGATTTGCAACGACGTGCGCGAACTGATCCAGGATGCAGTGGACACCTACCGCGACAACTTTCCGCCGGACGTGGCGCTGCCGATATGCGACAGCCTGCGCGATGCGGCCAAGTCCATTCAAGACGCTGCCATCGAGGTGATCAACCTACGGCCGCCGTTGCAGCGCCGTGTGGTGGAAACCCCGGCCAATCTGCGGCTGCTGGCGTTTCAGTGGTACGGCGACCACAGTCGCGCCACGGAGCTGGCGCGGCTGAATCCCACCCTACGCAACCCGAACGACATTCGGGCCGGAGATACGCTCAATGGCTTCGCACGTTGAACCGCAGAACGAGGTTAGTCTGCTGATCGGTGGCAAGGTCCACAGCACCTGGAGTACGTACAGCATCGACTCGGATCTGATGACCCCGGCCGATGGTTGGGAAGTCACCTTGGGGCTTCCTGAAAAGGTATTTACGCTGGAGGTAAAGGCAGGTGTGGCCGTTGAGGTTCGTGTTGGCGCCGAGCCGGTGCTGCGCGGGCGTGTCGATACCGTGACTCGTCGCACCGGCCGGCCCCAGCGAGCGCTGAAGATGTCTGGGCGGGACAACGCCGCCATCCTGGTGGATTGTTCCGCGCCCATCTTTGTGGCCAAGGAAGTGACCCTGGCCGAGATCGTCGCAAAAGTGGTGCGCCCCTTGGGCATTACCCGGGTACGCATTGACGCCGATTCGGCTGGTGGCGCAAACGAGAAAATCAACGTCGAACCCGGCAGCACTGCCTGGGACGTGCTGCAGCAGGCGGCCGAGGCGAATGGCCTTTGGCCCTGGTTCGAACCGGACGGCACGCTGGTGTCGGTGGCCCCGATTACTCGACCCCGCCCGTGGCGACCCTGATCGAACGGTTTGATGGCAAGGGCAACAACACGCTGGTGCTGGAACACGCCAGCTCCATCAACGACCGGCACTCTGAAGTCACCGTCTTGGCCCAAGGCCATGGCACAGGCGCAAGTAATGGGCAAAACGCCATCAGGGCGACGGCAACGGACGCTGAGATGGCCATATACCGGCCGCTCATCGTCACTAATGGCGACATGCAGAACAGCGAAGCGGCGCGCTCCTTCGCGCGCAAGCTGCTGACCGACGGCCGCCTGGCTGGCGAAACCTTGAGCGCCGTAGTCAAAGGGCACCGCACCTCTGACGGCGTCCTGTGGTCACCCGGCCAGCGCGTACACGTCAAATCGGAATCCCTGGGTATCGACGCCATATGGTTCCTAATGGGTCGGCAGTTCATTGGTGGCCGCGAGAACGAAACCGTGACGATCCTGGCCCTCAAGGAAGATGGCGTCTGGACCTTGGACGCTTATCAGAAGCGGAAAAAAGGCCGAAAAGGCAAGAAACTACAGGCGGTGATTCTCGATGTTTCGTGAAATCGAAAAACGCATCAGCCGTGCGCTCGGTCAGCTCAGGCAGGCCTTCCGCGCCGTCATCGCCCGAGTCAACAGTGGCCCCAGCGTCCAGCTCGTCTCGGGCCAGGGCGTGGCCGGAGAGCAGCTGCGCGACAACGAGCTGTTCCAGCACTACGGTTTCACTAGCTGCCCGCCATCCGGCACCATGGCCATTACGCTGCCGCTGGGGGGAAAGACCTCACACGGTGTGATCATCGCTACCGAGCATGCTACCTATCGCCTGGTGGGCCTGCAGGAAGGGGAGCTGGCAATCTACACCGACGAAGGCACAAAGATGGTCATGAAGCGCGGCCGCGTCATCGAGACCGACTGCGATGAGTACCGGCTGAATTGCAAAACATTCGCCGTGAACGCAACAGAGTCATCGACCTTCACCACGCCCACGCTGACGGCATCGGAAAAGGCCGTAATCAACGGCCTGGTGACCGGGAAAGGCGGCCTGGCCCTGTCTGGTGGCGAGGGCGGCGTCGCTGCAGAAATCGACGGTGGCCTGCGCGCGACTGGCAAGATTCAAAGCGGCAACGTGAGCCTCGACGATCACGACCACAATGAGACCGGCTCGGTGACCGGCAAGCCGAACCCCATCGCCTGACAGCCTCGGGCGGATTTTGCCCTCGTTCCAAATACGCCAGGCGGGCCAGCCCTCAGACTGGCCGCATGGACGTCCTGATTGATCCCACCACCGCCGACTACGCCGGCCAGCACATTACGACGCTGGCCAATGCGGTCTACCTACGCCTGCAGACACCGCTGGGCAGCTACTGGGCGGACCCGACACTAGGCTCGCGCCTGCATGAGCTGCAGCGTGAAAAGGACCTGATCCGGGTCTATACGCTCGCGCGCCAGTACGCCGAGCAGGCGCTTTCCCCCCTCATAGAAGACGGCCGCGCCCAGCGCATCACGGTTACAGCCACCCGCCTGCAGCCAGGCTGGTGTCTGTTGCAGGTCGAAGTGGTCGATCAGGGTGGCGTTGAGCAGGTTTTCACACATCACGTGAAGGTGGCTTGATGCCTTACATCGTTCCGACATTCGAGCAAACGCGCGACAAGCTCTTGCGCGACCTGAAGAACCTGCGCCCGGACGTAGATATCAGCTCGGACAGTGACTGGTACATTCGCGCCACCAGTGTCGCCAGCTGCGCCGAAGGGCTTTATGCCCACCAGGCTGGATCGTCAAGCAGATTTTTCCGGACACCGCCGACGCCGAGTACCTGGAGCTGCATGCAGCCTTAAAAGGGCTCAACCGCAAGCCGGCGGTCGCTGCATCGGGGACCATCACACTCACCGGGGAAGCCGGCCGCGAGGCCCCCGCAGGCCTGGAGGCAAAAGCGGCCGATGGGCGGGTGTTTGTCACCACGGCCAGCACTGTCATCGACGAAACCGGGTCGGCTGTAGCTGCGGCAGCCGCGGCCGTCGCGGGAGTGGCAGGAAACACCTCTGCAGGCGCCACGCTGACGCTCGGCGCTGCCCCGTTGGGGATCGACTCGCGGGCTACCGTGGTGTCCATGCTGGGCGGGGTCGAGCGGGAAACCGATACGGAGCTGCTGGCGCGCCTGCTGGAGATCATTCGGCGCCCGCCGGCCGGTGGCAACAAGTACGACTTTCGACGTTGGGCGATGGAGGTCCCCGGGGTTACTAACGCGTTTGCCTACTCTGCGCCGTGGCCTCGGGACGATTGATGTGGCGGTGATTTCCGGCAATGGTCTGCCCTCGGAAGACATCCTGCAGGCCGTGCGCGACCACATCGAGGATGTCCGGCCGGTAGCCGGAAAAAGCAGCGTGGTCTTCGCACCGACCGAGCGATTCGTAGACACGTCGGTCAAGGTGGCCCTCAAGGGCCTCACCCTGGCCGAAGCCGAGGTGAGTATCGGAGGCGTGCTGCAAGGGCAGTTTGGTGTGTTGTCACCCGGCGATACCTGGGTTCGCAGCCAGGCTGAAGCACTCATCTCGAACATTGCCGGCGTGACGGATCGGCAGATTCTGGTTCCAGAGGCAAACGTCGTGCCGCTGGTCGACGCCGAGGTGGTGGAATGGTTGCGCCTGGGCGCCTTGACCGTCGAGGCAATGGAATGATCTACCGCAGGCTATTGGCGCTGCTGCTGCCGCCAGTCAGCTACGACCGGAATGGGCCGCACCTGCAGGCCGAGCTGGAATGCGAGGCCGGTGTCCTGGATACGGTGGCGGCATATGCCAAGACCGCCGTCGACAGCATCACGCCATTCTTCAGCACGGATTTGCTGCCCGATTGGGAGAGGGTCTGCGCCATCACCCCGCCGGCCGGCACCAACTATCAGCAGCGACTGGACGCAGTCCTGGCCAAGCTTCGGGAAACCGGCGGCCTGTCGATTCCCTATTTCACCGACCTGGCCAAGCGCCTTGGCTACGACATCCAGATATCGGAATTCGCCTCGTTCTACCTGGACTACAGCCAGCTGGACGTGGACCCCTTGTATGAGGAAGACGTGGTCTGGGTGTGGCACGTCCAGGTCAAAGGAGGCAGCACCAGGTCCTTTCCGTTCTACCTGGATTACTCCTGCGTGGACGAGGCACTGCTGTCGTTCGGCGACCCCGTTATCGAGGCCGTCATCGAAGACCTGAAGCCCGGCTACACATTCGCAGTTTTTGACTATGAGGAACCCCAACCATGAGACGCATAGACACCGTCGATGGCCAATTTGAGGCTGGTGACCCGACGATTCGCAAACCGGGCTCTCGCCTGCCATCCTGGTTCATGAACATGCTCCAGGATGAGCTGTGCAATGTGGTGGAAATGAGCGGCCTGGAGCTTGATCCTGGAGACCCTGCCCAGCTCTACCAAGCCATTCAACGCCTGGTGGCTGAGGGCCAGGGGGGCTTCCTGGTGCGCCGAGCGACGATCCCCACCGAGAAGATCGCCGATGAGGTGTATGTGGCAGGCTGGGGGGAAATGGTCTGGGTGGAAACCAGCTACTTCACGGGCTATCGGTCGCCGCTGTGCGGCGCCCGGTCGATGGGCACACTCAGGTACCGCTGGTGCGGGAAGTCGACGCCGTGGGCGGGCTGCTCAGCAAGGCGGCCTACGCGGGCTTGTGGGGCTATGCCCAGGAAGAGAACCTGGTCGTCAGCCAGACCACATGGACTGCAAACATCGGCGCCCACTACTTTGTGGACGTGTCGGGTACCCAGTTCCGGGTACCTGACCTGCGCAATATGTTCCGCCGCTACACCGGAACTGACGCAGACACTGCAAATGCAAGAATCTTCGGCAGCCGGCAGGCAGAGTCCGTCAATAGCGGCGGACTTCCGCTTAATGTCGCAAACAGAACCTGGGCGATGACAGGCGGCCAAACTGGCTCATCGCAGATCTACTACGGAAGCGATGCGAGCAGTGTCTACGGATTAGCGGCGGCACTTTTCGGTGGCAATGAAACACGCCCGGCCAACGTTGCTTTTCACCCGCGCATTCACGCATGAATGCGTGGGTGGTAGGCGGTGTTCTTCGGGCGGGTCTCTTTGCCGCCATTGGCCTTGATCACACCCGTCGCTTGCAGCGGGGTCGATGAAGATTGATACACGGTGCGTCCGTTGCCAGATGTCACGCCATAGGCATCTCGCTCGACCAGGACCGTGAGCGAAGCTTCGTTGATGGCCTCATTCTGCCGGCTGCCTATTGCCCTCGCATTTGCAGTGCAAACCCTATTTCTGGAGAAACCCTATGAAGAAGACCGTCTTCCAGACTGATCTGGATGGCCTGTATCTGTACGACACCGTGGCCAATGAGCTTGCGATGGAGCCAGGTGCGTTCAACATCCCGTTCGGGGCACGGGAAGTGCCACCGCCTGCCGCCCCGGCCGGCCAGGTGGCACGTTGGACTGGATCAGCGTGGGTTCTGGCGGAAGATCATCGGGCCACGCAGTTCTATCGCACGGATTCCGGTCAGCCTTATGCATTCGGCTCCACCATCGAGGTCGAAGGTGCCGCCGTCAGCTACAAGGGCTGGGGCGCGGTACCAGCGTGGCTGACCGACGTTCAGCCTCAGCCTCCAGAGGAGCCGGCGCCCGAAGTGTAGGGGCGCGGGTCCGGCACTTCCCCGCCGTTGCAGCGGGGCAAAGACGCGGCGACGTCGCCGGTGCGGGAACACCGCCGACGCCCCGCACCAGCAGATGAGGCTGCCGGATTGGCCAAGGCCGCGCCACCTGTCGACAGGCGGGCCAAGGCTACCATTTTGAAAGGCTTTTACAAAATGGTTTCTCCCATCATTCCTTGGATCGGGGGCAAACGGCGCCTGGCTGACAGGCTGCTGCCGTATTTTCCCGCTCACCAGTGCTACGTCGAGCCGTTTGCCGGCGGCGCGGCCATGTTCTTTCTGCGGCCTGTGCCGGCAGATGTTGAAGTCTTGAACGACGTCAACGGCGAATTGGTCAACCTATACCGCGTGGTGAAGCACCACCTGGAGGAATTCGTCCGCCAGTTCAAATGGGCGCTCTCAAGCCGGCAGGTATTCAAGTGGCTGCAGGTCACGCCGGAGGAAACCCTCACGGACATCCAGCGGGCTGCCCGGTTCTTCTACCTGCAGCACTCAGCCTTTGGCGGCCGCGTCGATGGCCAGACCTATGGCGTGGCCACTACCGCGCCTCCTGGCTTGAACCTGCTGCGGATCGAGGAGAACCTATCCACCGCCCACCTGCGACTGGCCAGCGCCTACATTGAGAATCTGCCTTGGCAAGACTGCATCCGGCGCTACGACCGTTCGCACACATTTTTCTTCATGGACCGCCGTACTGGGAGACGGAAGGCTACGGGGTCGATTTTGGCTGGAGCGAGTACGAACAATTGGCTTCCATGCTGGGGAAATTGAAGGGGAAGGCGGTCGTCACGCTCAACGATCATCCTGATATCCGCAAGCTATTTCAGGCTTTCACCATCGAATCCACCGACATCAGGTACACGGTGGGTGGTGGACGCGGTATTGACCGTTCTGAGGTGATTATCTTCAGCTGGGATGTGAAGGCCGATCCGGTGGCACTATTCTGACCTCATGCCGCCAAGCGCTCCATGCGGTCGTCCCGGAGCTGCTCCTGCTGCCGGCGACCGAGTGGGCTTTTGGCAAGCTTCCTGGCCAACTCCCACCCGTGGGGGTGGTAGTACCTGAGCAGCATTCGCGTGTCTTTGTGCCCGCTGACCTTGGCCAGCTCATGCATAGCGAACACGTCAGCAAGCCGGGAGGTCGCTTCATGCCGCAGGTCGTGGAAGCGCAGATCGGCAAAGTATGCCGGATTCGGGCGCCGGCCATAGCGTTGGCACAGCCCCTGGTAGCGCTTCTTTGCCCGCAGGCGCGCGCGGATGAAGGCGCGCGTCACCGAGCCAGGACGCATGGTGAAAACGCGCCCACGCAGCGGTTTACCCACCAGGAAGCGGCGCAGTAGCTCCTTGGCCAGGGGCGTCAACGGTACATCCCGGGATGTGCCGTTCTTGGTGTCGAGCAGCCGGACGACGCCGTGGACCAGGTCCACCAGTTCTCGCCGGATGCCGCAAATCTCTGACCGGCGCATTCCGGTTTCAGCGGCCAGGCTTGCAATGGTGGGCAGCTCGGCCGACCGGGTCGACCGGAGAATCCACTCCAGCTCATCCCGGGGGCATTCGGCTTCGGAAACGCCTCGCAAGCGGATACCGTCAAATAGGCGTCGATCACGGGCATTGTCGACCGTGGGCCGGCGTACCAACTGGACCGGATTTGCCAGCCATTCCAGGCCCCAATCCTTGCGGATGACGGTGAAGACGTGCGACAGGAATGCCAGGCGTCGCCCCACCGTGGCCGGTGCCTTGCTTGCCAGCCAGGCGTCGCGGACTTCGATCAGGTCAGTATTGCGTATGCGGTTGACCGGCCGGAGTGCAAGTCGGGTGGCCAGCCAGCACTTGGAGATCGATTTTTCGGCCGTGTGGCCCTTTTTCAGGGCCGACACTTCTGTCAGGTATCGGTTCAGGGCCTGGGCCAGGGTCGGGACGGTTTGGCGGATGCGGCGGAGGCTGGGCTTCATGGCAAAACCATGAGTATCCCGCTATCCTGCAATTCCTTTTCCACGTATGAAACGCGGAAGAAGCCCATTTATCTCAACTTCGGGGCGCAAAATATCGCGCGGCGCTTCACACGCCAGCGCCGGCGCGGCCTATCCCCCGCCGCGCGGCGGGGTCATAGCCGCGGCGTTCAGCCAGGTGGGTATGGCGTTCGGGGCGCTCGTCCACCTGCATCTCCGACAGGCCATGCAGGATGCCGCAATCATCGGCGTCCGGCCGGGCCGAGACGCAGCGCTGGCGCAGTTCGGTCAATTGGCGCTTGAGCTGGCCCAGTTCGGCGATGCGCGCGTCCACGTGCGCGATGTGCTCATCGAACAGCTCGTTGATGCCGCCGCAGCCGGCCTGGTGATTGTCGGCCAGCGTCAGGATGGCGCGGATCTCATCCTGCGTCATGTCCAGGGCGCGGCAGTTGCGGATCAGGCGCAAGCGCTCCAGATGCATCTGCCCATAGCTGCGGTAGTTGTTCACGCCGCGCTCGGGGGCCGGCAGCAGACCTTCGCGCTCGTAGTAGCGCACGGTTTCCACCGTGGTGCCGGCCGCCTTGGCCAATTCACCGATCTTCATGGGGACCTCCTGCGGATGACGGGCTTGACCCTATAGTAACTCCAGGGTGTGCAATACGGTCAAGCCTCCCGGAAATATCAAGGGACGCAACAACACAGGATGATCCATGTCCAAGCCCTCTCAAGATGTCTTGCCTCTGGCCGGCGGCTGCTGCGCCAAGGACGCGCCCGATGACGGCCACGGCCACGATCATGACCATCACGGTCACGATCATGACCACGCCGGCCATGGCGCCCCCGCCGAGGGCCGGCCCTGCGCGCCGGCCCGGGACAGGCGCTGTCGCGCCTGCGCATCGGCCAGATGGACTGCCGACCGAGGAAACGCTGATCCGCAAGAAGCTGGGCGGCATGCCCGATGTGCATGGGCTGGAGTTCAACCTCATGCAGCGCTTGCTGACGGTCGTGCATGCCGAGGGCGCGCGCGACGCCGTCATGGGGGCCATCCGCAGCTGGGCATGACGCCCGAACCCATGGAAGACGCCGCCCGCCCCGCGCCCGCCAAGCCCGCCG